CCTACGCTAGCCCCTTAGGGAAACTCCACCTCTGCAAGTCGATGCTTGCTACACCATAGGGCAGTTGCCTACTCCACAACTTCGTTCACCCTACACTCTAGGGCATTTGCCTACCCCTGCCATGGGACAACACCCCGTACACCGCGCCCCCCACGCTTAGGCCGCGCTCACACAGCAAACCCAAAAAAATAGCATATACACACGTTGTACCCCCTAAAAAATTAAAAAACCTAGGGTTTACCCTATACACACAATGTATTCAACAAAGTATAATCCAGAAAAAGGAGGAAATATGGAACCAGAAATCACAGCAGAAGCTATGACCCTGAAGATGCAAAACATGTTGAATGAGCACATTCGGGAAGTTATTGACGAGTACATGGACTCAGACTACGCGCTGATGACAAAAATCAGAAACATCGTGGCCACTGAAATTAATGTGGCTTTACAAGACTTAAGAATAGGAAAACGCGGCAATACATTGCCATACTAATTATGCAAAGACGAAATTTCTTTTTACACGACGATCTGTACGACGAGCTTAAAGTTTTAGCCAAGGAGCAGAGGACTTCTGTTTCCCATATACTACGGACAGCTCTGACAAAATACTTGGCAGCGGTAAAACGCGCAAAGGAAGCTCAACAAAATGGATGAAATTCCAGACGGCCCTCTCTCGATGACTCCGACGTTTACGTCGTTCCCGTCAGTACCTGAAGAAATGATTAACTCGATAGCCCTAGGGCTAGAAGATGATTTGGTCGTGGTTAGTCGGTATGGGATGACACTGGAGGAATACAGAGAACTGGAAGTTCAGCCGTGGTTTCAGCTCAAAATTCAGCAGTTACGGTCAGAATTCGAAAAAAACGGCATAACATTCAAGGCAAAAGCTGGGTGGATGGCCAACGATTTGCTCCATAAGGTGTATATTCAGGCGTCTCACCCTGATGCGCCGCTCTCTCAAGTGCACGATGTACTCAAAACCCTGATAAAAGCCAGTGGTTTGGAGCCGAAAGAAGAGAGAAATGCGGGTGCAAGTACCTCATTTAGCATACAAATTGACCTTGGGGAGCAGTCCGTAAACATCTCCCACATGCCCGAAATCATCGAAAATTCACCGAAATTATTGCAAAAATGAGCAAATTTAAGCCGACGGATACCCAGAAAGAATTTATGTTGAACGACCAGTACGTGCGCGTATTGGCAGGGCCAGTGGGGGGTGGAAAGTCGGTAACGTGTGTACATGAGTTGGTGCGGCTAGCGTGCGGGCAGGCGCCGAATGCACAGGGAAAGAGAAAAACTAGAGCGGTTATTGTTAGGAACACTGCCGATCAGTTAGCGCTTACTACCAGAAAGACAGTATTTGATTGGCTGCCGCCAGGAGAAGCGGGTATATGGAAAGCCGTAGAGAAAACATTTATCTTGAAAGCGGTGCTTGCAGACAAAACTGAAGTTGAATCGGAATGGTTGTTTATTGCGCTCGATACGCCAGACGACGTTAGAAAAGCTCTGTCCTTGGAGACGACGTTTATTTGGGGAAATGAGTCACGAGAGCTCAACTCCGAAGTTGTCGATGGCTTACTTGGTCGTTTGAATCGTTATCCGTCCATGAAGGACGGTGGGCCGACAAGGTCGTGTGCCCTCTTTGATACGAACATGCCAGATGAAGATACATGGTGGCACGATAAGATGGAAGACCCTCCCAGTAACTGGTCGATCCATATACAGCCAGCTGCGATACTTAAGCCTACGCGCTACACAGAAATGTATGGGGAGGAACCCCCCGAAGTCTTACTCGATAAGGATGGTGAGGAATGGTGTGTCAACCCCTCGTGTGATAATTACGACCATCTGCCAAAACAGTACTACCCGAACTTGATCCCAGGCAAAACGGAAGATTGGCTCAGGGTTTACCTTAGGTCAGAGTATGGCCGTTCACTCTCAGGCACACCTGTGTATGAGAAAACGTTCACGTTTGATTTCCATGTGGCCAAAGAACCCATAAAGTTTATTAGGGGGGAGAGCTACCCGATCACGATTGGTATTGACTTTGGGAGAACACCTGCGGCGGTGTTTAAACAGAGAGATGCTCGGGGAAGGATCATCACGCTTGGGGAAGTGCTGGGTGAGAACATGGGCATAGAGACATTTGTGAATGTAAAACTCAATCCGTACATTGCCAATAATTTTCCTGGGGCGGCGTTTGTCTGTGCGCCCGATCCTGCTGGGTTTGCCAAACAGCAGTTGAATGAGATGAGCCTCGTGGATGTTTTGAAAAAGGCGGGGTTCAAGTGTGTGAGGCCGCCGACGAATAATCCTGAGTTGAGAATCCAGTCGGTTGAGCGTTTACTCAGCGCTCAGCTCGAAGGTAAGGCGATGTATTTGATCGATCCGTCTTGCGAAGCCTTGATTAAGGGGTTTCGTTATGGGTACAGATACAAGATAAAAAAGAATGGGGAGATCGAAGATCGGCCAGATAAGAACGAGTTTTCGCACGTGCACGACGCCAACCAGTATGCTGATTCTGTCCTTGACATGAACGTCAGAGGAGTTATGATGGGCGGAGGTAGGCGAGAAATTAAAAAAGTGTCTTATAATTATTGACACGGGAGCTGCCGTCTGTGGTAGCATACTCACAAACGCACACGTTGGGCCCTCATGAATCAAAATCTAGGCATAAGTTTGGGCGGTGTCCTTCCTGCTATGTCAGCGAAGGATTTAGCTGCTGAAGAAAGAACAAAAGCGCAGGCAGCGCAGGCGCAGCCGATGATTAAATCATTAGCGTCTTATGTCCGAGGTCGTTGGGTAGAAGCTCGTAAAGCGAAAGAGCAGACAGTTGAAACAAGAATGTTTAAGGCTGTTCGTGCTAGGCGTGGAGAATATGATCCTGATGTGTTGACGAAAATCCGAGAGACTGGCGGCTCGGAAATCTACATGATGTTGACATCGAACAAATGTAGAGCAGCAGCTAGTTGGTTGCGCGACGTGATGTTAGGCAGTGGTTCAGATAAACCTTGGACACTGCGCCCCACACCAATTCCCACACTCCCGCCAGACGTTACTGAAGAAATGCGCCAAGCGGCCATCGAACAGATGACGACCGTGATGAACACAACTGGCCAAATGTTGCCACCCACTCAGTTACGAAAATACCTCAATGAATTACGTGAAGAGTATCTTTATAACCTCCAGGAAGAAGCGAAATTTAAGGTTCGCCAGATGGAGAATAAGATGGAAGACCAGCTCATTGAGGGGGGCTTTATTAAGAGCTTGGATCAGTTTCTTGACGACATCACCACATTTCCAGCTGCATTCCTTAAAGGCCCGATTGTTAGACGCAAACCAGTAATGAAATGGAACAGCGGAGCGCAAGGCGGTTATCAACTTGAGGTTGTAGATGATTTGGTTTTAGAGTGGGAACGGGTTGACCCATTCATGATTTATCCATCCCCCTCTAGCATGGGTATAGATGATGGTTATTTGATTGAGCGTCATAAGTTGCGCCAGCCAGATTTAGAAGCTCTGATTGGCGTTGAAGGTTACGATGATGAAGCCATCCGTATGGTTTTAGATACATATGGCCGTGGCGGATTGCAAGAATGGTTGATTGTTGATTCGACAAAAGCGCAAGCTGAAGGTCGTAGCACAGTGGCCGTTATGCAGAACTCCGAGCACTTAATTGACGCACTCCAGTTCTGGGGCCCAGTGTCAGGACAGATGTTATTGGATTGGGGCTTAAGCGACGAAGAAGTTCCAGATAAGTCTAAGCAGTATTATTGCGAAGCTTGGTTGATTGGCGAGTTCGTTATTAAAGCGTCTTTGAATTATCATCCACTAGGTAAGATGCCTTATTTCAAAGCGTCTTATGAAGAGATTCCTGGAACATTCTGGGGGAACAGCACATATGACCTTGTTAAAGATTGTCAAGATATGTGTAATAGCGCAGCTCGCGCTCTATCTAATAACATGGGTATTGCTTCAGGCCCCCAAGTTGTTATTAATGTTGATCGTGTTCCTGCTGGTGACGATATTACCAATCTGTATCCTTGGAAGATTCATCAAGTAACTAGCGACCCGATGGGTTCTAGTGCTAAACCGATTGACTTCTTCCAGCCAAGCTCGAATGTCCAAGAGTTGTTAACCACATACGAAAAGTTTAGTGTGTTGGCTGATGAATACTCAGGCATTCCACGTTACATGACTGGTAATTCTCCTTCGGGCGGAGCTGGTCGTACAGCGTCTGGTATGTCTATGTTGATGAGTAACGCTAATAAGGCCATGAAGCAAGTGGTTCAGAATATTGATACCAGCGTCATGACTCCTTTGCTCGAGCGTTTGTATTTCTACAACATGAAGTACTCTGAGGACAATGAGCTTAAAGGCGACGTTAATGTCGTGGCTCGAGGTGCGATTGGTATCGTTGCCAAGGAAGCTGCTCAGGTTCGCCGTAACGAATTCTTGGCTGCAACTGCTAATCCGATTGATATGCAGATCATGGGTATCGAAGGTCGTGCGACCTTGCTCAGAGAGACAGCTCGAGATTTAGATATTAACCCTGACGAGGTTGTGCCCCCACGCGAGATGTTGAAAGTGGCCCAGCAAGTTCAGGCGATGATGCAGCAAGGGCAGCCGCCCATGATGCCACAAGGTCAACCTCAAGGAAACCCCACCAACAATCAACAAGCGTTGACGAATGGTGCTCCGATCACAGATCATTTCTAAAAGGTTGACAAAGCGCTTTGTTTATTGTACAAACTAGATATATAGGAGTTTCTTATGAAATCATCAAAACCTGATACACGAGGTTACATTGGCGGCGGTTGCGCTCCCAATACGGTTATGAGCAAAGTTCGCCAAGCTCCTGCTGGCAAACCTGCTAACGATACAGCAAGCATGAAGGGAATGCCCCGTCAAGTTGGTATTGGTAAAGAATATCCTGGCGTTGGCAAGCCTTCAATTACTTCCCTTGGAACTAAAAAAGCCATGGGGACAACAATGAAACGCACCGTAAAGGGTTAATCATGACTAAAATGCGCCATGGAAAAATGACTCACTGGTCTAAAGGCGGAAAAGTTAAGAAGTACGCTAACGGTAGCCCTGGAGGCGTTGAAGCCAGTGAAGAAATTGCTGGATACGGCGGTAAAGAATCTGCTGTTGAAGAAAAGTCTGAGCCAAAAAAAGAGCCTGAATTTAAATCTTTCAAAGAAGCTT